TGGAGGCACGGGAGCAAGCACACAGCAGGCTGCGATTAATGCTTTGGCTGGAGCGACTACTTCCGGGCAGTTCTTGCGTGGAAACGGTACTAATGTGGCCATGTCCGCAATTCAGGCCGGAGACGTTCCGACCCTGAACCAGAACACAACCGGAACGGCATCTAATGTCACCGGAACCGTGGCAATTGCCAACGGGGGCACTGCAGCAACCACGGCTCAAGCGGCCATCTCAAGTCTTGGGATTGGGATGCGGATGGTTGAGGCGCAAACAACGGCAAGCATCACCGGCACAATGAACACGGGCGTGTCTCCAAACACGTTTACTGTCACTGCAACAGGAGTGTTTACTACTGATGGCTATACTCCAATTCTGGGTGACATAATTGCGTTTACACTTCAAGGCGGAGGAACATCAACTCAAAATGGATTTTGGGAAGTTACAACCGTTGGAGCTATTGGCGTGTCTGCTGTTTTTACTCGCCCAACCTGGTACACTGGCACGGTAAAAAATACCATGTACATGACTCGTTTTGGGGCATCCCAAGGCGGATATGTCATGGTAGCAGTTGGCCCAAGCGGAAATAGTGACATTGTAATTGGAACAAACACAGTTCAAGTTTTGAGAGTTAGTTACAGGTTTGCCACTGCGACCACTGCAACAAACACATATACAGGACGGCAAACCTTTCTTCCCAACTCAACCACAAATGCGCCGTTTCAGTTCCAGGCAGGTGCTGCACTGGTAACAACTCCAGTAGCGCATTACGTTGAGTGGTTTAACGATCAGATGTATTTGACGAACGCAGCAGGCGTACGCACAACTAACACAAGCCATGTTGCTATTCCCGCCACTGCAACTTCAAGCGGGCAGGTTGGTCAAATTGCCGTGGACAACGCAGGAAGCTGGCTATATGTGTGCACCGCTACAAATGTCTGGAAGCGAGTGCTCTTGACCACGTTCTAATTTTCCTCAGATCAGACTAAAAAGTGAACACGCAACCTCAGTAAAAAATAAAATATGGCAAATCAATTCCTTCTTAAATATAGCGCCACGCCTGGCGTTGTCCCAACGTCCGCAGAGTTGCCTCTGCGCCAAATTGCTCTAAACACTGCCGATGGCAAGTTGTTTATCAAAAAGAATGACGGTACGATTCTCAGTTTTGAGAGCGCATCCGCCTTTGCTCGTGCGGTACACAGCCACGTCATTTCTGACGTTACTGGTCTTCAGTCCGCGCTTGATACTCTGACGACGGCAGCGGCTGCCGCTCAGTCCGGTGCTGATGCATCGCTTAAAAGCGCCTCAAACCTAAGTGATTTGGCAAGTGCCTCTTCGGCCCGCACAAACCTTGGTGTTGATAGCTCTGGTGAAGTTGACAGCAAGATCAGCGCCTCCAAAACCGCTTCTGACGCTTATGCTGACGCAGCAATTGCCGCGCTCATCAATGGAAGTCCTGCGACGCTTGATACTCTGAAAGAGATTGCAGATGCCCTAGCCGCTGGCTCGGATGTTGCGACTGCTCTGGCTTCCAGCATTTCTGGCGTTTCCTCGCGTGTTAGCACGTTGGAAGACCAGAACCTTGATAGCCGTTTGACGACCGCACAAGGCGCCGCTGACGCTGCTCAAAGCACCGCTGACAGTGCTGTTACTGCCGCTTCTGCCGCTCAGGGCACTGCCGATCAGGCTGTTCTCGACGCAGCCGCTGCGCAATCTGCTGCTGACGCTGCACAGGCCACTGCGGACAGCGCCGTTTCGGCTGCTGCCACTGCACAGGCCGGCGCTGATGCGTCCGTGAAAAAGTCTGCTAACTTGAGCGATCTCGCTGATGCTGCTACTTCCCGGACAAACCTGGGTGTGGATTCCTCGGGCGAAGTTGACTCCAAAGTCAGCACAGCTGTAAGTTCTGCTCAGACAACGCTTCAGAGCAGCATTGACGGAGTAAGTGGCCGGGTTTCGACTCTCGAAAGTCAGAACCTCGACTCCCGTCTTACTAGCGCAGAAAGCGCGATTGATGGCCTGGGCACGATGTCTGCACAAAATGCAGACAACGTCGCAATTACTGGTGGATTGATTGGAGTTGGTTCGGTTCCTACCGATTCGGGTGTGATTCTCACCGAGAACAGCACCTTGGACGGCGGCACGTTTTCGGGGTCGGGCGGCGGTGGTGGAGCGCCCACTTACACAAACTGGAACGGTGCATATCAGGATTGCACAATGACAATCCAACACGGTGATTTGTTTACGGATTCCGCAACGCTTGCCGTTGGAGTTGGAGTCTTCTCAAATAACGGTTCAGGCTATGTTCGCGAAATGAGCACATGGCAGTTTGTTGTTGACGGAGTTCGTTACGATTACAGTGGCGGTTATATCGTCAGCACTGGATCTTGCTCGGTCTAGTCTAGCCCTTAACATTAACAGCGCCGTCGTCTAATCCGGCGGCGCTGTTTTTGATTAAATATGCCAACAATACTCATAAACAACAAAGTGAATGACGGTCAGGCTCCCAGTCCATCGGACGTAAAGGTGCGAGAGCTAGCTATTGACGCTTCTACTGGTTCTCTCTGGACGAAACTTAAGACTGGTCTTGTTCGAAAGATCCTGGCTATTGCAGCACCTCATGCAGCGACTCACGCTGCCGGACAGTCTGATGCCATCACCCCCGCGGCCATTGGAGCCGCCATGATCGATCATCAACATACTCCGCTTGATTTTGTGGGATGCGGAGATATTTTAGCGTCAAACGTGACTGATTTTGCCGCAGCCTCGCACACGCATGGAATTGGTCAAGTCACCGGCCTTTCGGCCCAGCTTGATGCGCTTGCTCAAAGAATTTCGGCTCTTGAGCAACAAGTTCATCCGCAATAATGCAAATCCCCATTCTCAACGGCATCTACACAAATGGAATCGGTGACTTCCGCGTGGAGTACCCGCGCAACATGGTGCCGATTCTTCAGAAGGAAGGTATCTCTGATGGGTACTTTCGGCCCGGGGATGGGATTGTTGCTCTTGGGGAAGGCCCCGGCATTGACCGCGGCGCCATTAGCTGGAACGGCCTTCTCTACCGTGTCATGGGCACCAAACTGGTGTCGATCTCTAGCACTAACATCGTCACGATCATTGGGGATGTGGGCGGCTCAGGACTTGTCACGTTCGATTATTCGTTTGACTACCTGGGGATCGCTTCTGGCGGAAAACTTTTCCTGTACAAGCCCAGCGCCGGTCTTCAACAGATCACTGACGTTGATCTTGGAACGGTGCTCGATTTTGTATGGGTGGATGGGTACTTCATGACGACCGACGGTTCGTATTTGGTTGTGACCGATCTGGACAACCCTTTCAATGTCAACCCGCTCAAGTACGGCTCTTCTGAGGCTGATCCTGATCCGATTGTGGCCTTGATGAAAGTCAAGAATGAGGTGTACGCACTCAACCGCAACACGATTGAAGTTTTCAACAACGTAGGCGGAAGTCTATTCCCGTTTCAGCGCGTGGAAGGAGCTCAAATTCAGCGCGGAGTTGTAGGTACAAACGCCTGCTGTTTGTTCATGGATACCATTGCATTCTTGGGAGGCGGCCGGAATGAATCCGTGGCGGTGTGGATGATCGCGGGTGGTATTGCTCAAAAAGTCTCAAGCAGGGAGGTGGATCAAATTCTTGCTGAATACACTGAGGAACAGCTTTCTCAGGTGCACCTTGAATCTCGGGTGGATAAAGATTTTCGTCACATGTACATCCATCTGCCGGATCAGACGCTTGCGTTTGATGGGGCAGGCACAGCCAAGGCTGGAACTCCAATATGGTATACGTTGACCAGCAGTGTGGTCGGGAAAGCTCAATACCGGGCTCAGAACTTTATCTGGATTTACAACAAGTGGATGGTGGGAGACACAAAAAGTGTGAATTTTGGCTACCTTACCGACACTCTTTCCTCTAACTGGGGCGAGATTACCGGCTGGGACTTTGAGACGATGATTCTCTATAATGAAAGCCATGGGCTGATCTTTCACGAGCTAGAACTTGTTTCGCTCACTGGCAACGCCATTTTTGGCGCCGATCCCAGCATCTGGACCTCATACACGACAGACGGCGTGACATGGAGCCAGGAGCGCGTACACAAAGCCGGTAAGACTGGACAGCGCGGCAAGCGATTGTCCTGGCTTCAGCAGGGACGTATGCGGCAGTGGCGCTCTCAGCGGTTCCGCGGCACTAGCGACGCGCAGCTTGCTGTAGCGCGTCTTGAAGTGCGAATTGAAGCTCTCGCTGTTTAATATGGAAGGCCCAAACAGACTACTGCGCTCAGAGCTGGCCAAGTTCCTGCCATCGCAGCGAGCGATTCGGGCTTTTGAGCAGCTTTTTGATGTTGTCCCGTCTCAAATCACTCAAAACACAACTTCTTCTGAAGATGCCTCAATAGCGGCCGCCAGTGCCGATTCTAGGGCACAACAGGCAGTGTCGGCTATCGATAGGTTAGCGGAAGCTGTGGAGTTGCTTGCGCTGGCTCCTGCGAGGTCGCCGGAAACTCAAAACGTGGATATTGCTCCTCCGGTAGCAATTCAATCGGTTCAAGAACAGATTTTGCCTCCAATCTTTGAGCAAAATAAACGAAAGCGATATGGAGTGTTTCAGTCTGACACGACCCAGGTTGCTGCCGTTATCAACACGGCGTATGGCATGACGTTTGACGTGGCAGACCTATCGTTTGGCGTAAGGATTGGAACTCCTGCTTCTCGCATTTATGTAGATACTGAAGGAATTTACAACATTCAGTTTTCCGCTCAATTGGTTAAAACCACAGGAGGCATTGGCCTCGTTTACATTTGGTTAAGAATCAACGGAGTTGACTTGCCGGCATCTGCGACTAAGATCCGAATCCAGGGTAATAATGCTGAAGCTGTTGCTGCCTGGAACTTCGTAGTTCCGCTTGGACTTAATGACTACTTTCAGTTAATGTGGTCCGTAGACGATATTCATTGCCAGATTCAGGCTTCGGCAGCCGTTCCACCAGCTCCCAGTATTCCTTCTTTGCTGCTCACTGTTACCGATAACATTTCCTAATCATGGCCGTCACAGTCAAAAACTTAATTCCTCCGAAACAGGCTGAAAACAGTCAGACTGCGCAGTACACTGCTGTGAACTGCAAGACCATCGTTGACAAGTTCACGGTGACCAATACGAACACGGCAAATGTCACCTTTAGCGTGAATTTGATCGTACTGGGCGGATCTGCCGACAACTCAAATTTGGTCCTCAAGTCCCGCACGATTGTTCCGGCCGAAACCTATCAGTGCCCTGAATTGGTTGGGCAAGTGCTCGAAGCCGGTGGATTCATCTCGACGCTTGCCGGCACGGCTACCTCGCTCACCATCACCGCATCTGGGAGGGAAGTAACTTAATGGTCTGTGAACTTACAGCGCCGGTTGATCTAACAGAGCAACTTGAGGATCAGATGCTTAATCTTCCACAGGTTGATTGCCCTGTGCTACATCACTTTGGTCCTGGGGTTTACATCCGTGAGGTGCGAATGCCTGCTGGCACCTTTGCTATAGGCCACAGGCAAAAGGAGGCGCATCTCAACATCCTTTTGTCAGGTAAG